GGCCAACTTCCGCTGTCTTGTGTCCAGTGCATCCCGCAGTAGAAGAAGCTTTAAAGAGAGCAGATTTTCGTTATTTTAGACATAGGTTTAAAAACATGTCTATAACATGGGAATGGTTAGAGGAACAAGTTTGGATAAGAGTTGTTAAGCCTACAAGTACTCTAGCAGGCTTATCTATGCGACAATTATCTTCGTGGCATCAGGCAGTGGGACATACGAATGGACGCCCACACGTGTTAGCAGCAATGGCGAATTTGTATCCAGGTAAATTAGTAAGGGCAGCTTTATCAGTAGCACGGCCGAAAATTGGAGATCGTCCTCTTAAGCCATTAGAACATTTGAATGAAGCATTAAATCATATGTATCGGATGATGGGAGTAGACTTACGAAAGAAAGAAAGATGTGCTTTTTCCATGAAGCCATTAGAAGGAATGTATCTAGGTGCTTCTAATGGACCTAGTAAAGGAGAAAGTAAGGTGATTCCTAGTACAACTGACATACCATATGAAGTGAAAGTCTCGCCGAAGGGGAAGAAAATAGATACATTTGAGCAAGACTTAGTAGCTATAATGGACTTTTTAAGAACGGGAAAGGCTCCTTCAGTTACTTGGAGTTTACCCCCTAAGTCAGAAAATTATTTTCATTTTACTAAACAGTGGGATGATGAAAAGTGGGCTTCAGCTATGGACAAGCTTCGTGTCTTTAATATTCCTACAGGTATTTATATACTATTAGAGAGACTTGTGTCTACACTTCGTCATATGAAAGAGAGAGGTGTAGGAATACGAGTAGGACATCGTTGGTCTCATGGAGGAGCCGATTCGATAGCTAAGGCCTTAGGTATTTGCTTAGATAATTGTTGGGCGAATTTGATTGTTGAAGGTGATGGAGAACATTTTGACCAGACGATACGTGAACTGTTTAGTAATTTATATTTAAGTATGCAAATGTTACATTATGACCCAACTTCAGAAGATTTACCGATATTTCGTATGGTAAATGAATTTCTTATAAAGAATATGATAAATAGAGTAACGCAAGTAATAGGAGAGGTTTACGCAGTAATAAGTGGTTGAGTTCCTTCGGGAGCTTTTAATACAAGTCATATGGATTCTTGGATTATGTTTTTGTATTTTTGTTTGTTCTGCGTATATACAATTGCAAATGCCCCAGATGATAAGAAAGAAGAATTAGAGGCAGCCTTCATGATATTAGTTCGGATAGTAGTTTATGGAGATGATCACTTGTATAATAAAGGTGTAGGAATATCCGCAGAGTATTTCAGCGGGCAGCGTTTTGCCGCATTTATGAAGAAACATTTCAATGTGGTAATACGTGATGTTAAAGATGGAATTCCTTTTTGCTCAACAGCTAGAAATGGACAAATAGTTACAATGGGAGCAACCTTTTTAAAACATCAATTTGTAGTGAATGATGATACTTCTCCAGGCCAACCTCACTTTTTGCCTTATCGAGAATCGCGAGAATTTGTTGTGCGTGCGATTAATGGTAGAGAGACAAAATCCCGTGATCAAATAGATGTTCTTTTATCTATAGTGGGCCACGCTTATGGTACATATGCTTCTAATAGAGATGCGTACGATCGCTTGTATCTTATCTATTCAGAAATTTTAGTCTCGTTAGGAGATAAACTTCATGATGTACCTCGTATGATGGAAGAACGAATGACGTACGAAGACTTGAAAAAGCTGAGACAGTCAGATATTACGGTAGAACAGCTTTTAGAAGGTTTTCCTTCATGGGATACATTAGTTAAAAAAAATGTATGGGATGCAGCCTACCAAGATATTTCAGGTGTACCATTAGATCATGATGCCGATATTACAGGAATGGGAGAATTTTATTAATTGCCATTAGAAGATTAGGTTCATTAAAGTTATGCCTCTTTAAAAGGATCCTACAGGATTATGAATTGAACTTCAATA